CAAAATGTTTTAGTTGTTTGGAGTTTTTTCCAGACTATTACAAGATAACAGGTGAGGTAAAACCAATGACAGCGACAGTAACAAACATACAAAGAAAAAAAGAAACTGCATTAGAAGTTCCTAAGAATGGAATCTTCACAAGAATAGAGCATAGAAACATATCTGAAAAGACTGCTAGAAAGTATGGTGTAAAGATTGTGATAGATCCACTACACCGATCAGAAGTAGGTGATCAGATATTTCCTTACTACGCAGATAATCAATTAGTTGCCACAAAAATTAAATATAAAAAAGGTGATCACGATAAACATTTTAGAACAACTGGTTTTATAAATGAAAGTGGATTGTTTGGTGAACAATTATTCAAGAGTGGTGGAAAATATCTAACCATTGTTGAAGGAGAATATGATGCACTAGCAGCATACGAAATGTTGGGATCGAAGTGGGCAGTTGTCAGTATTAAACAAGGAGTTCAAGGTGCTGTTCGTGATATAAAAGATAGCCTTGAATTTGTAGAAAGTTTTGACAATGTAGTTATCTGTTTTGACAGAGACAAACCAGGTCAGGAAGCTGCCAAAAGAGTAGCAAGAATTTTAACACCTGGAAAAGCAAAGATAATGCGTATGCCTACTGGATTCAAGGATGCCAATGACATGCTTATAGCAGGTGCTAAGAACGCATTCAATCAAACTTGGTGGGAATCTAAGATCTATACACCCTCAGGTGTTATAAACGTATCTGAGTACAAGCTTAAATTCTTTACAAGAGAAAAGAAGAAGAGTGTTCCGTACCCTTATGTTGGACTTAACAAAAAACTTTATGGCTTAAGACAAGGAGAACTTGTTACACTTACAGGTGGCACAGGTTTGGGTAAGTCTAGTGTCACTCGTGAACTAGAGCATTGGCTCATTAAAGAAACAGATGACAACGTAGGCATCATCGCTTTAGAAGAAGATCCAAACAGAACTATTAGCGGTATCTTATCTATTGAAGCTAATGCAAGACTGTACATTGATCAAGAGCTAGAAAAATTTACGGAAGATGAAATAAACAAGCACTTTGATATTCTTTACAACGGAGAAAACGAGAATAGAGTATGGATTCATGCACACTTTGGAACGAATTCAATTGAAGAGATCTTTTCTAAACTAAGATACATGATAGTTGGTTGTGATTGCAAATGGATTGTCATAGACCATCTACATATGTTAGTAAGCGCAGTAACTGAAGGCGATGAACGAAGGGCCATAGATAGAATTATGACTAAACTCAGAAGTATAGTTGAAGAAACAGGAGCAGGAATAATTTTAGTTTCTCATCTACGTAGAGTAGCGGGCAACAAAGGACATGAAGATGGAATACAGGTTAATCTAAGTCACTTGAGGGGAAGCCAAGCTATAGCACAGTTAAGTGATTGTGTCATTGCTTTGGAACGCAACCAACAAGCAGAAGATCCTGCAGAAGCCAACACAACAGTACTAAGAGTATTAAAATCTAGATACACAGGTGATGTGGGCTACGCAACGAGCCTCACATATGATAGAGAAACAGGTAGACTTACAGAAGTACAAACAGAAGATTACGAAGAAGAAGAAGGATCTGATTTGGAGTTTAATGAGTATGCTTAGTTTAGTTTTTGATATAGAAACTGATGCTTTGAAAGCAACGAAAGTGTGGTGCATAGTCGCTCAAGATTCTGATTCTGGTACAGTATATAAATTTGCTCCTCACCAACTGGAATCAGGTCTTGAGTTACTTAAATCGGCAGACAAATTAATAGGACATAACATATTAGGATTTGATATTCCTGTTATAAAGAATATTTTAGGAGTAGATCTTAGTAATAAAATATTAATTGACACACTTGTATTGTCTCGTTTGTTTAATCCTTCAAGGGAAGGTGGACATAGCCTAGCAATGTGGGGATATAGATTAAAATATCCTAAAGATAATTTTGAAGAGTTTGAAACCTATTCACCGAAGATGTTAAACTATTGTTTGCGAGATGTTCAAATAAATAAGCTTGTTCTAGAAGCTTTGAAAAAAGAATCGAAAGGTTTTTCAAAAGAAAGTGTAGCTCTTGAACATGGAGTAGGTCTTATTATGAAACGCCAGGAAGAAGATGGTTTTGAATTTGATGAACAACAAGCAGAAAAACTATTAGCATATCTTTACAAAAGAATGGGAGAAGTAGAAGACGAAGTACACGAAACTTTTAAACCTAGAAAAGTGTTTGAGAAAATTCTTCCATCTTATAATAAAGATGGTTCACTTTCTAGACTAGGCTTTAATGAAACAACAAATAAAAGAGTGCATTTACTTGAAGAGGAACGTACATTACTTAAACTTGGAACACCTAGCTTTATTAGAACACATGAAGAAGAATTTAATCTAGGCTCTAGGAAACAAATAGGAGAATACTTACAGGACTTTGGTTGGAAACCTAAAAAGCGCACACCTACTGGTCTACCTATGGTAGATGAAAAGACTTTAAGTAGAATAAAAAATATTCCTGAAGCTAAATTGATAGCTGAATATCTTTTACTTCAAAAAAGAATTGCACAGATTGAGTCTTGGATAAAAGCTGTTGAAGATGATGGAAGAGTGCATGGATTTGTTATACCTAATGGTACAATTACAGGTCGCATGGCACATAGATCACCTAACATGGCGCAGGTTCCATCAGTTAAGAGTCCTTATGGTACTGAATGCAGAGCTTGTTGGATTGTACCAAAAGGATATAAATTAATAGGTGTTGATGCAAGTAGCCTTGAATTAAGAATGCTTGCTCACTACATGAAAGACGAGGACTTTACAAATGAGATCATTAACGGAGACATACATGCCCGCAATCAAAAAATTGCAGGACTTAAATCAAGATATCAGGCGAAGACTTTCATCTATGCCTTACTCTACGGAGCTGGAGATGCCAAACTTGGGAGCGTGGTTGGAGGAAGCAAAGATACTGGTAGAAAACTTAGAGAACATTTCTTTGATAGTCAACCAACATTTAAGACTCTACGAGATAGAGTTACAAAAGCAGCAACGAAAGGTTTCGTCAAAGGAATCGATGGAAGACGAATACATATAAGGAATGCTTATTCTGCTTTGAATAGTTTGCTACAAGGCGGTGGTGCTATCGTTATGAAACGAGCATTAATTATATTAAACAATAAAGCAAAGAAAAGAAACTTAGATTATAAATTTGTTGCTAACATACACGATGAATGGCAAGTAGAAGTACATAAGGCACATGCCGAATACTTTGGAAAGCTTGCAGTTAAATCAATCAAGGAAGCAGGAGAATACTACAACATGAAGTGTCCTCTTGATGGAAAATATAAGATAGGAGAAGATTGGAGTGAAACCCATTAAACAATTAGAGTTAGGTGGATTTGAAACAGAAGAAATAAAAATAAATCCTGAAGATATAATAGATGTTTCTAAATGTGCTATTCTGTTCGGAGAAGGAGGACAAAGAATAAAAGATTTAAATCGTACATCAGAATTTTTATTATCTATTCCAAAAGATAAATATACTTTATATAAAACTGGAGCTAAACATATGCTGCCTGCTTATAAAGATAGAAATGATTTTCCTTACGTAATTAATAATTATACAAAACATATATTGAAAACACAGTTTAGTAGGTCTGTCTATCCTAGTTTTACTCTATCAAATGATAATATAGGTAAGACTATTTATTGTCATAGACTTTTTGCAATGGCATTTATAATAAATCCATCACCTAATATTACATACAACGTAGACCATATTAATGAAGACAAATTAGATTACTCTATACAAAACTTAACATGGGTATCTACATCTCAAAATGCGACAGATATAAAAAATACAGCAGATAAAAAACAAAGTAAATTTAAAATATATACTAGCGAAAATTACATATAACAGGAAATATAAACTATGGTTAAAAAGAAAAAAACATTAGACACTTTAGTAAAGGACATCTACGATAAGTTAGATACACTTACAGAAGGCAAGTCATTAGGAGTATCAGACGAGACTGCTACTGCTTTTGGTGAGTCCATGAAAGAAGCACTCTTAAATTGGTCAGCAGAACATCCAGTTGACAAACCAACATTAAGAATGTCAAACATTGGCAAACCAAACAGACAGCTATGGTACGATATGCATTCAAAAGCAAAGACAAAAGCTTTTTCTGCTCCTGTACAGATTAAGTTCTTGTATGGACACATCTTGGAAGAAGTAGTTTTGTTTCTTGCTCGTTTGGCGGAACACGAAGTTACTTCAGAACAGAAGGAAGTTAATATTGATGGTATTAAAGGACACATGGACTGCAAAATAGACGGAGAAGTTATAGATATTAAGACAGCATCTAGTTTCGCATTCAGAAAATTCAAGGAAGGAACACTTCCTGATGATGATCCCTTTGGTTATATGGCACAGATAGCGGCTTACGAAGAAAGCGAAGGCACAGACAAGGGTGGTTTCCTTACATTGAACAAAGAGAACGGAGAACTTACTTTATTCAGACCAGACGAGCTAGATAAACCTAACATAAAAGCTAGAATTAAACTGTTAAGAGAACAGATGAAAGAAGACACACCTCCTGATTTTTGTTATGCCACTATACCTGATGGTAAATCTGGAAACATGAAACTGCCTAGAGGCTGTGTATATTGCAGACATAAGTTTGAATGTCGTAAGGATTCTAATATAGGAATGGGTTTAAGAGTTTTTAAATATGCAAAGAAGTTTGAATACTTGACAAATGTTGCAAAGCTTCCACGAGTACAGGAGGTTACAAATGAGTGGAAAAAGAGACAAAAGGCTACGTAAAAAAGGTAAGAAAATATTAGTTGAGTGGTTACATTCGATGTTACCTGATACAGAAGACAGATCTTTAATAACAGTAGAAAATATTGAAGATTACTTATCTGATCAAACTCATATATACTTGAATAGAAAGTTTATGCTTAGTGCTTACTCTTTGAAATGGATCTATAAACGAGTTAAAAGAAACCCTGAATTAACTTTTAAACAACTCAAAAAGGATTTGGAAAACGGACAAAACCTATGATAAAGAAAACTAAAAAAATAAAACAATTAGAAAACACAAGCGAAATAGAAATTGATATTAATACAATTGAATTAGAAGAACTATTGATAGCATTGGGCGGAGTTCTATTCGCAGGTGCAGATATACAAGAGATAGATACTCCTTTGTTATCTCGTCTAGAAGATTTAATAATAGCAGAAGTTCTTATTCGTGAGCGTGGTTTGATTGTTGCTCCCACTAAAGGGGAGACAATGCACTAATTATGAAAAGAAAACCTAGAAAAAAACGACCTACTGAAAAAGGACTTCCTAAAGGATACGATTCCAAATGGGAGTACGATTTACACCAGGAATTATTAGACAATTGGGAACACCACAAAGGTTTGATAGAGTATTCTATTCCGCATAAGTATCATCCAGACTTTTTAAGAGTCATTGATGATAAGATAATATACCTTGAAGCAAAGGGTAGGTTTTGGGATTATGCTGAATACAACAAATACAAATGGGTAAAAGAGATACTACCTGATGATTGTGAATTAGTGTTCGTATTCTCTAATCCTTCTGCTCCCATGCCAGGTGCAAAGCAAAGAAGAGATGGAACTAAACGAAGCCATGCAGAATGGGCAGAGAAGAACGGATTCAGGTGGTATAGTGAAGATAGTTTCCCTAAAGAATGGAGATAACAATGACCGATTATATAAACTCGCCTCCACATTACAACAAAGGGGAGATAGAATGTATAGATGCTATTGAAGCTATGCTGACACACGAAGAGTACGTAGGATATTTAAGAGGGAACTCTTTGAAATATCGCTGGAGATTTAGATACAAGAACGGAGTACAAGATTTAGAAAAAGCAGAATGGTACGAACAAAGATTAATGGAGATTTTAAAACAAAATGAAACAACACGTTGAACTACCCACAAACTACCAACAGTTCATACATCTTAGTAGATACGCTAGATGGAACGAAGACTTACAAAGACGAGAGACTTGGCAAGAGACAGTCGCAAGATACTTTGATTTCTTCGAAGAACATTTAAAAGAGAACAATAACTATAAGCTAACTAAGAAACTACGAGCAGAGTTAGAACAAGCTGTTCTTAATTTAGAAATTATGCCAAGCATGAGAGCATTGATGTCAGCAGGTAAAGCCTTAAAGCGAGACAACGTAGCAGGTTTTAACTGTAGTTATGTGGCTGTTGATACTCCTCGTGCATTTGATGAGACACTTTACATACTTATGTGCGGTACAGGTGTAGGATTCAGCGTAGAGCGACAGTACATTAATAAACTTCCTGATCTTTCAGAAGAACTATACGATACAGATACTGTAATAAAGGTTGCTGATTCAAAGATTGGTTGGGCAAAAGCTTATAAAGAATTCTTGTCTTTACTTTATTCAGGTCAGATTCCTAAATGGGATGTATCTAATATTAGACCACATGGTGCTAGGTTAAAGACCTTTGGTGGTCGTGCATCTGGTCCTGATCCTC